CGCGGCCCTGGATGTTCAGGCGGTGACCATTTATGTCACCTGATGCCGAAATACGCTCAATAAACCCAGTGATGACAGCGCGACCGTTAACGATGCACTGAATGCGGTCGCCCTTCCTCAGCGGATAGTCCGGGCTGATAGGGTTGCTACTGGTGAACGAGAACTGTCCACAGTTGGTATCAAGCGAGCGGCCAAAGGTAGCTGACTCCCACAGCGTATACGGGCGACCGTTATGTCGAAGCTCAAGCATTTAAGCCCCTCATTACGTTTAACTCGCCATTCATGGCAATAGCCGGTTTGTCACGGTTCAATCCACGAACCTGAATGGCTCTCTCGTCAAGGTCGGCAGAAGTCATCATTGATTCAGCGTACAGCAGGTATGCGAGGTTAGAGGCCGATATTCCCGCCACACGGCTGATTTGCGAGATAAGCCAAGCAGACTGTGCCTTTTGGTCTAGTACGTCGAGAGCGTCAATCCTGACGCGCCCCATGGCCTGCCTTACAGCAGGATCAGCCATAACCGAGTTAACGTCCTGCGCATCGACTTGCATCATGCTAGAGAATTGATCCTCTAACTGCGTGCGCACTTCCTGTACTTGGTCGGTAGTTGAGTAGTCAGCATTAGCGGCCTGCTCATATGCGGCAACCAAAGCACCGAGGCGGTTAGAGTCAACCATTGTTGTGCGGGTCAGGTTGCGGTCGATTCGATCCTGAGTTGTCGCTGGCCACAGGGAAATATCCGATACCGGCGACACGGTAGCGCCCGAGTCAATATCTGATTGGATTAAAGCCAGATTATTGCCGAACTGCTGCGCGAAAGTGAGTAACTGAGATACAGCGTCAAGGCGATCAAGCCCCTCGCTGATAATCTGCCAGATTCCCGGCGCGTCGTCGTCAACCCCAAAGAACTCAAGCGCGAGCTGTGCAGGCTGATCAAGTAGCGAGCCGGCATTGCCCAGCAAGTCACGAATGGCAAAGCTCAAGTCAGTCAGCGAGTCAGCGGCCATCAGCGTAGACACAGACGAAAAGGCAGAGTTAACCGCCGACGATATGTCGCTAAGCGCAGAGCTGAAACCAACAGAGCCGGGCGGCGAAGAGAACAGCTTGGCGAAGGCATCACCGATTGATTGTCTCGCACGGTCGCCAGATGCAAAGACAATTTCACCCGTAGGCGTAGATTCAAGAATCCCGGCAACAGCGCGGCTTGTGGCAAACTCAAGCTTGAACTCGATTTCCCCGACGCTGGTTTGCGATGCCGACTTGCTGTAAGGCAGCGACCAAACAGTGAACGCACCAAAGGTAGGCATGACCAAGCGGCCAGGGCCGGGAGAACGCAAAGCTGCTTCCAGTGCTTGCGCGCGTTCAATCCAGTCAAGTCCATGCACAAAGGCACTGATCGTGAACCGTGGCGGGATTTCCCCCATGTCCTCGATAAAGCGCTGGTCACTGTTAGGGAAGTCATGCAGCGCAGTCTTACGTCCACCCGAAGGCAAGTCCTCCGAGCGAACCCGGAACACTACCCCCTTGAATGACGCCTCAGAAAGCCGCTGCGTGAATTGGTCTGTCATCGTGCCTCCGCAAACCGCACGTTATTCCCGCTTGGCAATCTTGGTTGTTCGACTCGCGCCTTGGTGCCGGGCTCGGCCTTAACAGTAATGGTGCCGTTAACCTGCGACTCGCCACCATCTGCGCCGGTCGGGATCATATCCATCATAGGCTTCATGTACCAAGGCAGCATTTCAGCGGTTTGTTGTTTCATTGCCTCGGCCATGTTGCCACTGGAGAACTCTTTGGCCAGATCAAGCGACCGCTCGAACTTCTGGATAAACCAATCAAGCAGATCCACTACCTTAGAAATCATCACGCCAAGGAAGTCAAAAGAGGCAGACAGGAAATCAATTGTCTGCTTTCCACCCTCAGTTTGAGTGAACAGCTCGCCAATCTTTGTGCCTACGCGGCCAACAGTGTCGATGATGTTGTTAATCGACGTGACAAGAGGGTGTCCGCTTTCAGTCCACTCCTTCCACTTGTAGATAATGCCGGCTATCAATCCACCAATCAGCAGTAGCGGCATTGAAATCAACCCCACAGCAGCGCCAACGAACGAGAAAGCAGCGCCTAGAGCCATGACAATCGGAGCCGCTAGAGCGAACGCAGCAAGGATCGCCGCGCCGGCAACGGCAAGTTTGGTTAAGCCTGGATGCTCGCGAACGAACTCGCGCACCCTTGGCGTGATTTCACGCAGCCAATCCCCGAAACGCTTAATGTCAGGCGCAAGGCTTTCGCCAATGGCTACAGCCACGTTCATCACGCCGTTTTTCAGGTTCTTCCACAGCATGCTCAGGGATTTCAGCTTGGACTGCATTTCGCGCTCCATGCTGCCCATTGCCTCAGCCTTTGCTGCCTTATCCATGGTTTCATCGAACAGCTTGATGTTCCCTGCCATCTTGACGGCAAAGCGCCCGGCCTCGTCGCCAAACATGCTCATAGCTGCCGCCATCTGCTTGGCTTGAGGCAGCTTGGCAAGCTTCATCATCTGCTCTCTGATGGTCGCGGCGGGAGCCTTAACCATTTTCTCAGCAAGAGACGGGGCTTTCATCATTTGGCGAATCATCATCTGCATGCCGGATGCGGCAAGCTCTGGTGATGTTTCGAGCTGGTCAGCAACGCCAGCAAGGCCAGCAGCGACAGCGGGCGGCACTTTCAGCAGGTTAAATGTGCCGGACAGACGCTCAACAATGTTGATCATGTTCGCGCCGTCAGCCGACGTGGCGTCAGCGACCGAGTTAATGCGATCCATCATTTCTTGGAGTGCGCCGATGGAAAGCCCCATCTTGGCCTTAATCGAACCAAGCGCGCGACCAGCCTCTTCCTCTAGAACCTCAAAGGCTACAGCGGAATTAGCAGTGATCTTGACGAACCGGTCTAGCTCTTCGGTAGGAATGCCGGCCTTAGATGCTTCATAGGCCATAATCGCGAGCTTGTCGGTGCTGATGCCGATTTTTTCCGAAAGCGACATAAACCGCTCTTCGAATGCTTTCAGATCAGCAGCCGGCAGGTCAGTCGCTCGCCCCAAGTCTATCATCGCGTTTTCGACGGATGCGGTTTGTTGCAGGATGCTTGAGCCGGCCATGCCTAGACCAACGCCAGATAAGCCAGACGCGGCAGCGCCAAAGCGGGAGAAGCGGCCGCCGCCAGCAGCAGCGCCTTGCCCACCAACGCCAGGCACGCGCAGCTTGGCGCGCCCCATCTTGTCGATCTGCTCGTTTAGGTCTTTGGCTTGCTCAGTGAGCCCGCGCAGGGCGGTATTGCTTTGCAGGGCTTTCAGAGAACCGCCAAGGCGATCAGTCCGGTTAGCCATGCGCGTGATAGTCGAATTAGCATCACGCATCGCCTTCTGATTTTCCTCAAGAAAGCGCGTGTGATGCTTAGTCGCTGCAATGATCTTACTCAGCGGCCCCGAATACTTATCGATCAGCTGGTAGGTATATGCAATATTGAAGGCCACTACCTACCCCTTTTAGGCTTTATACGATCAAGGACTTTGCTGATTTGCTGGACTTCCCAAGCGGGAAGCCCCTTTGCAGTTTCGTAATCTAGACCGCCATCGGTTGCCCGGACGAGGATGACGGCTTGTTCGACGTAGTCTTCTGCCCGTCGCCCGAGGGCATACCAAAAAAAGCAGTCCACCGAATGGCCATGCGGTAGGCGTCGTCAGGGTTTACGTTCTGCCAGATGGCATCGGTCATTGCCTGAACGCCGTCAATCATGATGATTGGCCGGCGCGCTCTCATGCAGACCATTGCGCGGAATGCTTCAAAGAAGTCCGACACGTCAACGGTTTCAGAGGTCAGCATCAGGGTTTCAAGAACGGATGCCAGCTCTTCGGCTGAGTCTTCGTGGCCTTCGTCCAGCGGCTTAACCTCTTCGCCCGATACGTCCTCTTGATCCTTGCGATTGCGCCCGACTTCCATAAAGACACGCATAACCATTTGCTTGATCTTTAGGGAGTGTTTGCAGTGATCCATGCAAGGCTCTTGCAGGACTACGCTGTACGTTTCTTTCACTTCGCCCTTATCGGTGTAGCTGATAGGGCTTTTAGTGATTAGGTCGGTCGTGCCGTTATGGATGCCCATTCATTACACCCCAGCCATCGGATCACCAGCGAACTCAAGCGACACAACGCCGTCAGACGATGCGTTGCGTTCGACCTGATTCATCAGCGACATGCGGGCGAAGGAGCGAGTAACCGCGCCACCGCTAAGGCGCTGAACAACCTGAATCACGTTCTGACCTACGTTGTTTTTCCAAGTGCGAATCTTGGAATCCATATCCGGTGTCAGGTAAACGTCAAAACTGCATTTGCCGATCTTGCCTTCAGCGTTAACCGAGTGAACCGATTCGACGTTGTTCCCGCCACCCGAGGCAGCGCGGACGTTGATTTCGCCCTCGCCACCATCGTAGGTGAAGCTGTTCGGCACGATTGCAATCGTTTCGTTGTTGGCAATGACCGATGGAACCGAAAGAGTGATAGCCATGTCGCCCCCTTAGAAGGTGATCTGAGTGCCGGTAGAGCCGACGCTGAAGGAGAATTGAAGCGCGTAATCCAGCACGCGCAGTTGGGTGACGATTGGCAGCGGGCCGGTGATGGTCGCGGTTCCGGTAGCCAAGTTCACGGTGACGGTAGTGTTGTCGCTGAAATACTTCTCAGCATCGTCACCAGCCTGCACCAGAGCCAAGCCAGCCAGCACGCGATAGATTCGCAGCAGTTCGGCTTTGATGCTCTCAGCGTTCGCCATCGAACGGCCTGGGATCAAGTCACCCTCAGTCAGGCGGCTCTGCGAGAACGTGCTACGCAGGGTGCGCCAGAAGATTTCACGGCAAGCCGAGCCAGTATCGACGTAGTTCAGATAGTGGAACGATACGTTTTCGTTGCCGGCTGCGTCAGTTACCCAGTTGGTTACGACCGGCCCCATGATCATTGCGCTGGAAGCGATGTTGACGCCGAAGGTGGTAAAGCCAGCCGCTTCCAAGTCTGCCTGCTCTGTTGCGCTATACAGGTCGGCTGGTGACGCCAAGGCAGTGCGCGACAGCGGAGTGTTGAAGTACGGCAGGGAAGCCAGTGAAGGGCCACCGAATGTATCCAGCAAGCCGCCAGTGGTCACAACGTAATCGGCAATCGGAGCGCCCGGAGTCAATCGACGAGCGCGCACACCCATGAAGTGGGCCAGAGTCCAGTCAGCAGGCTGGAGAATCGCCGGCCCTTTGTGGGCTGCGGTATCCAGCTTGTTGTTGCCGCCCATCGAAACAGTCTGGCTGTTCTGAGTAGACACAGCAGTCAAAGCGTTGGCGTAGGTCAGGCTGCGACCGTGGAAGGCCGTACCGTCAGCAATTTGGTTGCCGGCGTTAAAGCGATCCTCAAGCAGGGTTTTGACGATGGACAAACCTGCCTGCCAGTATTCAGGCCAGCTAATGCCGGTGTAGCGAATGCCGGTGATCACGTCGAAGATAGTGGTCAGGGTCGGATCAGTTGCGCCGCCAGTCCAGCCAGTCAGCGCAGCAGTGATGCCGGGGAGCTGAACATCTACCTTGAGGCCGTAGTAGTTGCCTGATGTGCCTTTTTCGTCAGCAGTCAGGGTAACGGCAGTGGACGCAGCGGCAGAAGAGAACGGCGCATCAACCAAGGCGTCAAGCGCGGTATCCAGTGCGGTAGCCACGGCAGTAGCAGCAACGCCGCTAGCCACGTTAATGGTTACACTGAAAAGGAACTCATCGACCGCCGAAAAGGTGATGGTGCCAGCAGCAGTGGAAGTGCCGGTGAAGGTCACGACAGAAGTAGCAGCAGTGCCGCCCGAGTCTTCGTCAATACCGATCACGTCAACAGGGCTATAGCCACCATTGGAGTCGTACCACTTTTGCACGCGACCAAACAGCTCGCCAGTGCCGAACAGTGCGCGCTTCTGATCAAGGGTCAGGGCGTTTACGTTCGATACCAATGCGCCACTGGTAGCAGTAGCAGCAGCTGGCAAAACACCAACAATCAGGTCGCGGCGATCTGCGAAGGCGTCAACAATGGCTGCCGGCAGAAGTTGAATATTGATGCGTGGATTGCTAGTAGCGGCCATTATTTAGCCTCCTTCTCAGGCTTGGGCTTGGGTTGCTCTGTCTGGACAACCGCAACGCAGCCATCACTAGAACTGTCATTCAAACGACGCCGCCAGTTACGGTCGAGCGGAACACCTTTGTTATCAACTTCGATTTGAAGTTGTTTGCCAGGCTTCAAGCCATGAAGGCTGACCATGGACTTGTTTTCGATGGTGATTGATTTAATCACGGGAGCGGTTCCTCATCCAGATCAGCAATAAATGACATTATCGCCTGTTCGCTGTTATTTACAAACAGGTCTTGCTCTATATCTCTAAAGGCCACGTCTGTAATGAAATCAGTCTGGCCGTCAAAACCTTGGTCATACGTTATCACATTTGGCACTTGCCAGTCATATACGTGCAAGTAGAACCCGGTGTTATAGATGCCGGGGCCGTGGCCTGCGGAGACTGTAACGTACTTAACGGCTGAGTCGGGATCATCAAAGCCGAAGCCGTAAAACAACTTGGTTAGCGCCTTGTAAACTTCGCCGTATGCCATGTGTTGGGCTTTGTCGCCGCCGATATCATTCTGAGCCGGGAAGAACACGGCGATAGAGAAGTTCTGCAACAGGACAAGCAGACGCATATCTTGCTTGGTGAAAGTTGCAATCGCGTCGTTAGGCGTGTGGCGATCTTTTGAAACTGCCACGTCTGTGAAGATCACGAACGCGAACGGGTTAGTGCCAGTCTGCTTTGCGTATATGGCCTGGGCGCGATCAATATCAGCAGCGGCGCGCACACGAATACCGCGATTGACTGTGATCTGATGGATAACGGCGTTGTAGTGGAATATGCCGTCATCTGGCGTGATTGATACTGTAGTTCCGGTTACGGCAGTTACCTTGCCAATCCCCATAACCCCAGTCGGCGACTCAATCAAATAGCCGGCAACAGTTGGAACAGTTGCGCCAGACGGGATAGCAATCTCGAAAGTGCGGCGGTTAGGCACTGCAAGGATGTTGTGCAGGCCATTCCAGCCAGCCGGTGTAATGCCGCCTAACTCTAGCTGCTGATCGTCAAGGCGCTGGCGTGGCTCGGTCAGCTGGTGATCGTTAGCCGTGGTAAAGCGCGCGGTGCCGTCGCCATTGTCGAGATAGGCGGTTATCGGGTTGCGCACCTTGATACCGGAAATCAGAACATTCTGGTTTAGCGTTGGCGTGCCAGTCGCAATCGTGCCAGCGATAACGCCGGCAGTCACAGACGCCCCAGTCATTGTCAGCGACTCATTGAATAGGCTTGTCACTGATGGAAGGTAATTCCACAAGTGGGCCATGACGTTCTGAGGGGTAATCATCTGTGCGCTTCCATGATGTATCGCTCGAGCATCTTGAGCACGTCAGTCTTTGTTTGGTCTACGGCTAGGCTCAGGTGTGGGCGCGGTTTCATTCGGCCTGTGCCGTTCTCTAGGAAGCTCGCATATGGCGCTTCCTCGCCCACAACTAACTCATCAAAGCCAGTGACCTTGTATCCGACACTCTTAGCCAGCCTGCCTGTGCGTCTAGCAGGCGCTTCGCCCGGAGCCGAGGCTTGGTGCTTCTTGCCGCGAATCGTGTAAACGCGGCCTGTGCGCGGGCCTGTAGTGAGGATATGCACAAGCCGCTTGGTCACAACTGCGCCAGCGTCCTGCCATGCAGCAGCAATAGCCGTTTCTGTCAGGCGCTCAAGAATTGCGATCTTGAATAGCGCCTTGTCGGTTCCGGGCATTGCCATGATGCTAATCATGCTTCACCCGACTCTAGTTCGCCGCGCTCGGTTAGCTGGATAATGTCGAATTGGTTGTCTTCGTCGTTGTTGGTCACGGCCAGCACACGGAAACGGCGATCACCCATCAATGCAAATGTGTTGCCGGATTCAATGTCGCGCCAATCAGAGCGGTGGCGGATGTGCATGAGGTGAGTAGCTTTCGGGTCAATGTTGGCCTGAGCAAATCGCGCAGTGCCTTCCACAGTCTTGAATGCGCACCAAACAGACGCATAAGGTGTGAAAGTGACACCCGTATCGTCAAAGTCGCCAGGCTCTTGCCCGGCAAGTGTGCGAACAGCCAGGCTCACCTTATGGCGCAGATCGCCTAAGCAAATCTTTACCTTTGGGAAGCGCTTGGTTTGGCAGCTCACGCAAACACCCGGAGGATGCGGAACAGTGCCAACTTAGCTTTGATGCTCTCAGGAATGCCCAGCGCATTGCAGCCGCCCGAGGAATCGCCACAGCCACCACAGTCGCCACGGTTGTTGTCGAAGAATGCGATCAGCTCTAGCAGGCCATGCTTCAGCGCAGGCGGAATAGCCGCCTCATTGGCATAGCCAGCAGTGAAAGTTACGCGCAGCGGGTAAGGCTCGAACTGATCAGGACTGCCGAAGCCATCCAGCAGATAAAGGCGGCCCTGATCATCGAAAGGCTTTAGGCGGTAGTCGTCAGAGGCGATAGCAACAGTGCCAGTCGGCGTGATGAATTGCACCAGCGTCACAGCACCATCATTGATAGGCGCACGACGTAGCCAAACATACGAAAACGGGAATGCCGGATCACAGTCACGGTATGAATCGAACTTACCCAGCACCTCGCGAGGCGACAGGTAGCGGTTTGTGTATCGCTCAACCATATCCGTCGCGTCGGCAACCAGCAGCGTTAATTCGCTATCGCGTGACGTATCACTAATATCGATTTTGAGAAACAGCTTGACCGTATCCAGCGAGATAGCCAAACCGGACGGCGCGGAAACCTCATAGCGATCAGTCATTACCGATCCTGACGTGGGCGACCGGGGCGGCGCGGCTCTTCGCTCACGCTCTCTTTAACAGGCTCAGCAGCCTTTACAGGCACCCACTCAGCCCAGCCGGCTTGCACCAGCTTGAAATCTTCAGAAGGGCCATAGCTCTCCTCTGT